CCACGACACCGGCCGCCCGGCCCAGTTGTCCCGGCCCCAGCCGCACCGCCAGACCCGCAAACGCCCGCGCATCCCGCGTCCGCACGGCCTGCAATCCCCTCTGCTTGAGCGCGGCCGACAGCCGCTTGGCGCTCCCAACGTACTCGCCCTGCTCGACCGCCCAGCCGCGCCAGCTCTCGAACAGCTCGGGAATGGTCGCGAACTCTGCCGGCCCCGTCGTGCAGCAGTCGTCGATCCAACGCCCGAACACGTCTTCCTCCTCGCAGTAATCGTCGGTCGCGTCGAGCACGGCCTGCGGCGGCCGGAGACCATCGCGCTGCCACTCTAGGCACGCCTCGACCGCCCAGCCCATGATGGCCGGCAGCTCGGCCCTAAGCCGCTCTGGCAGCGTCTGGTCGACCACAGCAGGCGGCCGGATGAACGGCACCACATGCAGCCGACGCCTGATGCCGCTCTCGACGTTGCGAATGGCCGGGCGATGGTTGCCCAAAAACACCAGCTTGAACTGCGGCGCATAGGTGAACTCGTCGCGGTGCAGAAACCGCGCGGTGACCGGCTCGCCGCCCGTCAATTCCTTGACGCGACCCTCGGCCCATCGCCGGCCGTCCTGCGTCTCGCTAGCCCACACCAACCGCGCGCCGCGCAACCGGGCCAGCTCAGTCGGGTGCCGGTCCACGGTGCTAGCCACAAACGTCTCCATCTGCGACTTGACCGCGTAGTCCCCCAGCAGCGACGCCACCAGCCCCGCAAAAACCGACTTGCCAGTGCCGCCCGGGCCGAACAGGAACGACAGGTGCTGCTCCTGCGTCTGCCCGGTCAGGCAGTACCCAATCAGCCGCCGCAGGTAGCCCAGCAGCGCATCGTCCTCGCCCGTGGCCCAGCGCAGGAACTCCAGCCACGCCACCGGCCGCGTCTTGCGGTCAGGCACCGCGCCCGCCACCCGCATCACCAGCTCGCCCCGGTGTCGGTCGCGCAGCACCCCGGTGCGCAGGTCCACGATGCCGCCGGGTGTGTTCAGCAGCATCGGGTCCGCGTCGAATTGCTCAGCCCGCACATTCACCCGGCGGTCCGCTCGGGCATAGGCCTCGCAGTTGTTGCGCGAGCTCACGCTCGACAGCCGCTCGGCCACCTTGGTCGCGCGGTCCGACTTGTAGTCCCCTCGGGCCAGCACCTCGCGCGCGGCCTCTTGCAGCAGCGCCCCGGCCCAGTCCGCCACCAGCAGCGTCTCGTCCGGCGCCCAGCGCGAGCCGTCCCAGACCAGCCAGCCGCCCAGCGCGGCGCAGTGCTTGGCCTCGTGTGAGTGCGCCAGCACCATCCGCGCCGCCATCGCCGCGTCGGTGTACTCCACCGTGCCCCGGCTCTCGACCTCGTCCGCAATCGGCTCCACCGGGAACTCCCACCCGGCCGCGTTCCAGCCATAGCGCGCGGCGCGGTCCGCCACCCATTGCCATCCGATCCGGTATGGCGAACGCATGCGCGCCCAGTCCCGGGCCACGTTTTGTGGGTCATTGTCTCCATCAGGCCAGCGCGCGGCCCATGCCTGATAGACCTGCAACGCGGCGCCCTCATCGGCCGCGCCCGCGGCCTTGATGGCGATGCCCACCGCGATGTACTCCTCGTAGTTGGCGGCATCGTTGGGCATGGCCGCCACAGCGCTCGCCAGCAGGTCCAGAGACGGCGCGCGCAGTGAGTCCTGCGCAGGCGCATCCCCAGCCATCGCCACCGCACCCGTGCCCTCTCGCTCGACCTTGAGCCCCAGAAAATCCACCTCGGACTCAAGCGCGGCAAAGAATGCCTGCACCTTGTCCCGGTCGACCTCGCGCAGGCCCATTGGGCTCAGCTCGCACAAGTCCGCGTCCCACTCGTAGGGGCGGCCTGTGGTGGCGTGTGTGCCCGCGATGACGTACTGCTGCCCATCGGCCAGCATCTCGACCAGATGCCGCTTGCCGCTATCCTCAGTCAGCCACAGCCGCATCCGGCCGAACGGTGTCGAGCAGCGGTAGGCCAGCAGCCGCTTGGGGGCGCGTCCGATCCGACAGGGCGCCGGCCCCAGTATCTCCAACGCGAGCCGCTCGACGACCGCGGCGAGGTCCTCGTCCAGCACATCGATGTCGAGCGCCGGATAGGTCCGCGCCCGCAGGCCGATGCTGGCCCCGGTGCGGTCCATCGTCTGCGCATCGGACAGACGCACCTCGGCGCGGCGCCAGTCGTACCCGGCCCACCCCGCGCCACCCAATCGCGCTGGCGCCTTGCCCAGCGCATCCGGCTTGATATTGCTAGCCGGAGACAACGCGGCGCCCGGAGGCGCCACGCTGACGAGGTCCGTAAACCCCGCCGAAAATAGTTGTTCTGCTCTCACGTTCCCCTCACTTTCTGTATCGTTGCCCTTTCCAACCCTCGGCCGCCAGCGGCAGCCCGGATGCCCATAATGGCGCATCACACATCGCATCTTCCAGAGCCGGCACTGATGCCTGTTCTTCTGGGACCTCGCAAACAATTTCGTCGTGTACCGACAGCACGACCGGCATGCCGGCCTTTTCTGTCGTCAGCATTGCATGCCAAAGCAGATCCGCCGCGATGGCCTGCACCGCGTTTTCGACCAGCAGCCCACTGTACAGATCGCGCGGGGCCCACTGCCGAGTTACCGAATTGACGCCCCAGACGCGCACCGCCGGCTGGGTCGAGCCCCACGGGGTGGCGCGGTCCACCAGCGCCGGTTTGGCGTAGGCCAGCGCGCGCCCGGACGGCAGCTCCATGCGCAGGAATCGGTCCCGGAACTGAAACCGGACCTTGTCTCCGACGCGGTACACCGCGCCCGGGCTTTCCATCGCCGCGACACAAGCCTGCTCCATCTGCTTCCAGAGCCGCGTGATTGCCGTGTTCGAGCCTCGATACACATCCACGACACGCTTGGCCTCTTCTGCATCGATGTCGACGTTCTGGGCGCCGCAGGAATCGCGAAACTTGACGTGGCCCATGCCATACCCAAGGCCCAGCACGGCCATCTTGGCAAGCTGCCGTTCGCCCTTTGTGATGCGGTCCGCCGGCTTGGCGTAGATGCGGGAACCCATCTCCCGATACACGTCGCCACCATCCGCAAACGTCTGCAAGAGCGCATCCTCCCCGGCCAGCCACGCCAGCACCCGGGCCTCGATGGCAGCGTAGTCCGCAGCCACCAGCAGATGCCCCGGCGCGGCCATCATCATCGGCCGCAGCATCGACGACAGCACCTCCAGCACCGGATAGTGAACGTCGATGCCGTCGATGTCTCCGGCTAGCACGTCGGGGATAAAACGCTCGGGCTTGTTGACTGCACCGCGCGGGAAGTTCTGCGGCTGCACGAGCTGGCCAGACCAGCGCCCGGTGGAGGCGCCGTGGAACATCATCAGGCCCCGCAGGCGCCCGTCCTCGCAGACGCACTCCAGCATCGTGTTGACCTTGGCCACCGACGACCGGCCAAACTCCTCGCGCAGGCGCAGCGCTGTCTCCTGCTCTGGCAGCAGGTCTGGCAGCTCCAGCATGCGGCTGACGTTAAGTTTGTCGACGCCCGGAGTCTCTAGCCCGCTCTCGCGCAGCCACGCGGTGAGCTGCGCCGCGCTGGTGACCGCGCTGACCGCGTTGTTTGTTGCCTGACGCATCGCGGCGTCGGCGAGGTCGGTAGCCTGCTCGGCCATCTTTTGCGCGGCTTGCGCGAGCTCACGGTCCAGCAGGATACCGCGGTCGTTGATCGTCTGGTCGAGCAGGTACACCTCGCGGCTCAGCGGCGGCAGCTCCGGGATGACCTGCGCGCAAGCGCTCTCGGTGCGCACGTCCTGTTTGCAGTACTCGACTAGCGCGCTGACTTTTTCCCGCTGATGCCACCAGACCGGGCCGCTGTCGGCTATCAACCGCGGCCGGCACATTTGCAACATCAGCCGCTGGCCGCTGCCGTCCTTCTGGTCCAAGACGCCCAGCACCTTAGCAGCGTCGCCGAGTTTGTTGGGCAGCGCCATCGCTCGCGCATCCGCGGCCGTGCAGTACCACTGCTCGCGCGGGATGGCCGGGAATCGATAGCGCGGGACCATAATCCGGTCCCAGATGCGCCGCTCGAACCCGGCGTTCCACGCTCGCATTGGCACGCCCTGCGCGATTAACGACAGCAGCTCCACGTCCCAGCCGCTGATGCCGGGGCGCCACTCGCGAACCTCATCATCGAAGGGCAGCCGGTAGGCCATACACCAGACATCGGTAGTAGGGTCTTCGGTGTAGCGGTACACGCCGACCGCGCGCAGGTCGCTACAGCTCCGGGTCTCGAAGTCGATGCTGATCATACCGGCCGCCCCGCGCGGATCGCTTTGGCGCAGTCATATGGCGTTGCGCCCTCGGGCCAGTCCTGTAGCTGCTCGCAGATTTTTGCGCAACGCTCCCTCTCCTTGCGCTCGGCGGCAGCGACCAGCGCGGCGCACCGGCACAACTCAACCGGCGCGTCGCATTGGCCGCAGACATCGCGGTTCATTCCTGCCCCCTTTCGCTAATTGCTGCCATCACGGCCAACGCGCCGATTGCCCTCCACTGGGCGAGGTCGTCGCCCAGTTGCAGTTGAAAGTCTGCGTAGCCTTCCGCAGCCTTCGCGCACGCCTCGCGCTCGGCCAGCACCGCCGCCGCCAGATTTTTCTGCCGGTAATCGCATTCGCAAATAGGGCAATTTTCTTGCTGCTCGGCCAGCACCGCCGCTTCCACAATTTTTTCGATTCGGTCTAACATGTCGGAGTGCTGAGTTTTCCCAAGCATTTCCGACGTTTTCGGCAACGTCATCCAGCCCAGACGCTGACAAATCTCTTCCCTAGTCATTCCTGCCCCCTTGCGCGAATCGCCTTTTCTTTGTCGTCTGCCACTGCGCCGCGCAGCGCGTTTATGGCGTCAAAGATCTTGGTCGCCGTTTCCTCGTCATCCCAACACTTAATTAAGTGTTGCGCCGCTTCCCTCAGTTTTTTACACATTTTTCCCCCTTGCGCGGATTTTCGCCGCGCTAACACATGCGCCTTTTTTGAACCCCTGCGCCCAATGCTCAAGTTCCGGGCTGCCCCCATAGCGCCGCTCTAGGCGGTCGCAAATCCCCGCACACGCTTCGCGCTCGGCAGCGACTGCATCCATCACTGCGCCAATGACTCCATCCATCAGACGTTGGTCAGTTATCGTAAGATTCTTAGCGATGATTTCTTCAATTTGTTCAAGGTTCATTTGGCGACATAGCAGCGTTGCTGCTCCTCTTTCAACGCCTGCCTTTCGGCAGCGGCGACAAGGGCGGCGAGGCGTTCAATGTCCTGCAAATTGCAGGTAAAGTCGGAGGACATGTCGTGGGCATCAAACCCAGCATCCCGCGCCAACCGGATGATTTCTTCGCGTGTCATATCTTCCCCCCTTTCGCGGATTTGTTTTTGTCGGCCCGCTGCTTGATAGCGCACGGCGCATGGATTGTTCGCCAGCCGCCAAGGTGGCGCTCAAAATGCCCAGCTCCCCTCTCGACCGTCGCACCACAGGCATAGCATTGGCCCGGGTATCGGTTTCTCATTTCTCCCCCCTTGCACCGCTGGCGCTTTCGGCTGCAAGCGCTGCGTACGCGACATCGTCGATGTAGTCGTCCTCCCGGTATGCGCCCTGCGCGCCACGGGCTTTTTTGAGCAGGCACATGAACTGCCAGCCCTCTGTCTCGGTCAGATCATGATTGTAGAGCGTGTTAAAAGCTGCCACGGCTCTGGCCATCGAGCGCTCCCCGCTTGGCGTGTCTCGGCTGGCTGCCCGGTCGCGCATCTGCGCCTGCGCTTCTGCTAGATATTTTTCTGCGTTACTCATCGTCGTCAGTCTCTTCAATTTCTGTTGCTACTGGTTGCGGGCCGTCGAGGTTCAACCGCACGCGCCATGCGCGGCGCCGAAGGCCGCGCGACTCTAAAGAGTTTGCCTGTCTCATCGCCGCCTTGTGGTCTGCCGGCGACGGAAAAAAAACGCGAAATTGGTCTCCTCTCGACATCAGGGAATCCTCACAGGCTTTGGTTGGCAGTAGCCGTCGCAGGCCTTACAGACCGCGCGAACGCC